AAGTAACTAATGAACCTAATTTTATGACAAGGGGTGACGATACCTATATTGGCCTTGGCCCAAATGAAAAAACTATGTATATAGGCTATCCAAATATAAAACAATTTGGTAATGATAGAGGTTCAGATTTAGTAATAGACTCGGATAATTTAAATTTAGATTTTTCTGTATTACCATCCTTTGAACAATATTGTTTACCAGCGGCCTCCGATGACCATGCATCAGATGCATCTCTTGCTTTAAATGGGACAGATCAATTAATAGTTGGTTATGTTAAAAACAGTAGTTATTTAATAAAAGCTAGTCGAACAAAGGGAGTAGAGTCTAATTTTTATGTTGGCGGTAAAATAATGGCTATGTATTTAGACCATGAGAATAATACAAAAATTTGGGTTTTATATGATGGGGTAGGTAATTATTATGTTAAATGTATAGATGTAAAAGCAACTGGAGCAGTTATGGATATTCATGAAAATAGAATATATTCATTGCAGGGTGCATCTACTGATGATTTATGGATTACCCCTTTTATTAAAGATGAAGTAATACCATCTGATATAATAGTCTTGTCTAATGTAGATGGAAGCGGTACTGTTAACTCTAAAAATATATTTATATCTGCGATAGATGCAAAATATGACGACTCAACAATAAATGTTAATCAGAAATTATTTGGAGATGCAGACAATAAAAAAGCATTTATTTGGAGAAGTGCTGATATTAAAAGTGCAATTAGCCCTTTACCAGCAACTGGATATACAAATTTATCTCTTACAAATATGACACCGTCTTTTACTACATCTCCTACAGCTACTAATGAACAAGCTGACCCATATTGGTTTACTTATAAACAAGAAGAATGGAGTATTTCAGGTGCTAGTGGAGCCAATGGGGGACTTATAATTTCTAATGCTAAATATGATGGAAATGGTGGAGCTTTAAAAATAAAACAATCTCCTGCAAAAAGAGGATTATGTTTGTGGGGACAAGAAGTAGATAAACAATCAATTGGATTGTATATTGGCCATGTAGCCAATACCTTTTCTGACTTAAATAACCCTACCATGATTTATGATTCTTATAGTGAAGGAGATAGTGAAAACGGATTTACTTTAGAGAGTGTGGCAGTAGGCCCTTTTATAAAGCAAGATGCAAGTAAAAATGTAGCTTTAGGTTCTCATATTATTATATGGAGAAATAGTGCTGGGCACACTTCTGGGAATACATCAGCAACTGATTCTGGCGTTAAAAGATTAGTTCTTAGTAGTAGCTCTGCCACTACTACTAATAGCATAATTCACCGTCAAGAAACTTCAGGTCATGCCACAAGTGGAACTGATGTAGCACAGGTTGAATTTTATAATGACGGAACAAATACATTTAATGCGAAACATATAAATACTACATACGCTTTTCATTCTGGCAGACATTACCCAAAAGGACTTACATTTGCTTATAATGATAATATATTATTTTTTGATTTAAATACTTTAAATAGCTCTAAATTAGGAGCTAATGTTAAAGATGGTTATTATTTTTTAAATACAAGCGTCACTCCAAAATCTTATACACCGGGAAATGAATTATTAGAAGGCCCTATTAATACTTCTTCTCAGTCTTGGAATTATAAAACATCTGGTGGTGATGCGTTTGAATGGATATCAGTATCTTTCCCCGGTTCTTTTGTTATGAAATATTTGACAGCAGGTAGTGATGATACAGATGCTTGGTCTACATGGGCTTTATCATCTGTTATAAAATGTTCAGTAACACATTTGGGTGCTAACCCATTAGACTTAAATAATCTAAATATGAATACGAACATAGTAACTGAGGATGATGATGATGCTGATATAGAACAATCTGAAGACAACTATTATTCAAATTTTTACAGATTGTCTCTTTTATTTGACGGGTATCAAGAAACCGCATTAGGGGAAACAATTTATACACCAAGTACTAATCCTAGTAAATATGGTCATGCAATAACACTTGAATGTTTACCTTCTCATTTAGGCCCTAGAGTTTCTCATATAAATGTTTATAAAAGTAGAGCTTGGGATAGTAATGCAACTGAACCTGAATATGATTTTTTCTTAATAAAAAGCGTTTCTCTTGCTGGGGCTGGTTGGGTATCATCAACTAATGGTTATTTAAAATATGTAATCAATGATAATAAGGGTAAAAACTTTGGAACATATGAGTCTTTAACTGGAATCTCTCCAGAGATGACTTTAAATACATTAAATTATGGAGAATCAGAAGAATGCTCTGGATATTTATTTGTTACAGATGCTGGAAATTCAGAAATTTCAAATGTAGGTAATTATATATTTAGAAGTAAGCCGGGGAAATATAGTATTTTTAATTGGGCAAATGAATATGTTGCATTACCACAAAAACCAACAGCTTTAAAATCCTATAATAATCTTTTATATGCTTTTACTTCTTCAAAGATTTTTGTAATCAACCCGAATAATCTTTCAATTGTTGATAAGTTTGAAGGGATGGGATGCTTGAATGCTGATAGTGTTATATCAACAGACTTTGGTATATTTTTCGCAGATACAAATGGAGTCTATCAGCATAATGGTAGGAATGGTAATATAATTAGCAATGCTATTTATACATCTGATAATACATCTCTTTCTTCATATACTTGGGATTCTATCAGTGAGTCTTTAAAAACAGATCCTCCTAAGCTAGGGTTTGATGGTGAAAGAAAAGCAGTAGTTATATTTTTTAATGTAACAGATGAATCTGCTAGTCCTAATAAACAAACTTATAGTTGGGTTTATAGTGTTTTAACTAAAAGGTGGGATTTATGGAGTTATGGAATAGAAATTGATGCCATAACACAAGGTAAATATGGTGATATACTAGCATCAGACGGAACAGGTGTTAGTATATTCCAAGTAGCTCGTGGGAGTGGTAAAAAAGGTTGGACATATGAAACAAAAAAATTAACAGCTGGATATGATACATATGAAAAACAATTTAAAGAAATATACGCAGAAGGTAATACCGGGCTTGCTGTAAAATATAAAACAGGACTTGCAAGTGGTGCTTGGAATGCCTTAAGTTCAGAAA